AGCAACGCAAAAAAAAAGTAATATAAAAGAACTACTCTAACGTATACTATAAAAATAATGGACATTCAACCAGTGTCACAAAAAATGAAGAATTTGAGACGTTATACGGCATTTCACATGCCTTTCGAAGCCGCGTTGGTATTTTTAGGTACCATGACAACTTGGTATGGAGGAATTTTTCCAATTTTACCATTGGTAGGTTCTTCCGTAATATTTTGTTGTGGTAACTGTTGTTGTACGAGTAAAGGGGGTAAAGGGGCTGTTGTAACTTATTTAACTTTAAATTGCGTTGCATTTGTAGGATCCGTATGGGATTTTTTTGCATTATCGCACGTTAAAGCACATTGTGATGATATCGGAGATTGGGTAGAGGTGGACGAGTATTGTCACTACGTAGATGTCGCTACCGCATTTGCAATAATTTGTTTCATATTAAGAATTGTGGGTGTAATTATCGCAAGTTGTAGTGTATGTGGTCTCTTACCAGAAAAAGAACCAGAAACGATAACCGAAGCACCGGTAGCGGTTACAATTTAAACATACATAAAAGAAATAATCTAATCAATAATAAAACATGCACAGAGGTTTATCATCCGTAATGGTACACTACGCACGCTCTATTAGTGATGAGAAGAAAGCAAAAACTATCGTTAAGGGAAACAAATCCGAGGAATATACGGGAAGTCGTGACGACATGCACGAAAAACTTTTGTATAAATGTGGTTTAAAACGAAAAAATGTTTGGGATCCAAATTCAAAATCGTTTTATACGAAAGTGTATTACCCAGACGGAACTATGTATAACCCCGTTTTGTTTCACGATGGTAAGCTTAATAAGAACCCGTTTTTTAAAAATTAAATGTATACTATAAATAAATATGGTTAGTATAAGCTTTGGAAAATCTAACTTTAGTGAAGCACAAAATAGTTACCAAATGACAATTGCTTTGATAATGATGGTTCTCGTTTTATGCGCGATATCTTCTGTAACAACTCTCATTGTGACGAATAAATCAGATAGTCCAGAAAAAAAGAAAGACGAAGTTAAAAAGGAAAAGGAAGATGAAGTTGTTGTTAAAAACGCCGTTGAAGAACTTGAATCTATTAAAGATAGGATCAAACAAACAGAAAAATATCGTGAATATTACAGATCAGAAACCAATAATGGTATTACAGTTGTTGGTACGTTAATGGAACAAATGATAGATGTTATGATCGCGATTTTAAAACAACCACTCGTTAAAGAAGTTGTATCTAAACATATCACTGAAAAACAGGACGCAATTGAAATCGCGGAATATATTGAATTGTTAGGTAAGGAAGTTGTTAAGGAAGTTGAACAAACCCAACTCTTAAGGTGTGGTCGAGAAATGGTTGAAACGTGTGATACATATACATATCCAGACGGCGAAGAGATACAACAATGTTCGATGGTGGAAGGAGACGGTGATGCACCCGTAAATAATTGCGATTATTATGTAGAGAATCATAAAGAAATTGAAAAGGGTATGGAACGTGCAATGATAAACTTATACAATAAAACTCTTTCAATACTTGAAAAATCTGAAGAAAAGGATAAAATATATAGAATATCAAAGAATTTGGCTAAAGCTAATAGAAAACAATATATGTTATCATCTGGTATGAAAATTGATGATCAATACATGAATGATTATTTCCCAGAACAAAGTTATATGGAAAATGTTGCAATGGCGCACTATAAGTATTTGGGTAAGGAATTAAGTACAACATTAGGTGATTCTATTATTGTTAGGGAATTGACCGACGATGAGAAACCTTTCATCAGTTATCGTACAAGTCCACAGAACGACGTTCACAGCTCACAACCGCTAGAAGCCGTAGCTAGTGATGACGTGACTACCGACGTTACATCTATATACCCTGATGACGTGACTGTCGACGATACACCTATACACATCGGAGAAACTGATATACCTGTAGATGAGAGTGCGTAATTCTACCACTCTTCATCCACCGCTTTAAATTTGTCTTTTACATCTTCGTCTCTTATTATAATATCGTAATTAGTTCTGTGTATATTATCTATCATGATTAATCTACCTTCATCCGTATCGTATAATCTTATAGATAAATAATACCTATGTGAACACGGATCTATTATAGCTGATGATAATCTCAAATTCCGGTTTAGTTTACCAATTTTGAGTCTATTTTCTTCCTCTTTTTCGTTATCATGTTTAGGATCCGATAAAAAGAATTTCCTTTGATCCTTCAATAGTCTATGTATTTTCGTTCTTTCGTTTTCAGCATTCTTCCATGAGTTATCCGAGTTAAAATATTCACGCATATGAGTATCATTAAATGCGTATGGATTTACCTTAACAGTTTGAATTTTATTTTCCGTTTTATCTACGTCCATTGTTAATGTATTTCCCATTATACCGATTCCACACCCGTTTACGTTGGTTGCTATGCTCGTAACAGATATATCGAGGGGAAAACGCGTTAAATTAAAAAAAAGAACAGTTGTTGGTGTCGTGTGTTTCATTTTAGATTTTCGCGTACGTTGTACTATTTTACAATTACTTAATCTAAGTATAGGGTTCCAGTGCACACGTTTGGGAATACAGAACCACTTACGCCGAATACGCGTAGGTGAACGCGAATAATCCTTTAAAAATTCCCTCAATATTCGGGAACAGTTTTCGTATTTCGTATTTTTTTCAACGTACTCTTCTACGCTTATATTCTGACCTGTTGGAACTTTTATTATTTTTGCGGCAGATACTCCCCTTTTTCTACCACTCATTATTTATTTACTTAACAGATTTAAAAAAAAAGTTAAAGAAAAAAATCATTATTTTAGTTAAGTATGGACACATGTTGTTCTGTGTGTTGTGACAAGTTTAACAAAACGACACGTAAAAAGGTGACGTGTCCATTTTGTGATTACGAATCATGTAAAACGTGTACACAAACCTATTTACTTTCATCTACCGAAAACGCACATTGTATGAACTGTAAACATGAACTAAATAGATCTTTTATCGATTCGTTTTGTACAAAAAGATTCAGAAATGTTGAATACAAAAAACATAGGGAAAATGTACTCTTCGATATCGAATTAGCAAAAATGCCAGAAACACAACCTCAAGTTGAACGTATATTACGAATGCGTGAAATTAGACAAGAATATTTTGAAATACAAAAAACGTTAAAACGTGTAAAAATTGATAAAAGAGATGCTGAATTTTCAAACTACCCAGTTGATACATATGTAGAACTAGAAATAGAACTAAATATTAAATTAGATAATTTGGTTTATGAAATGAACACTTTACGTTCAGAATACGATGATCCAACGGAATCCTCGGAAAGAAAGTTTATAAGAATATGCCCTTCAGAAGAATGTAGAGGTTTTATAGAAGAAGATTGGAAATGTGGATTATGTAAACAACAATTCTGTAAACACTGTAACGAAATAAAAGATGAAAATCATGTATGTGATCCTAAAACTGTAGAAACAATTACATTAATTAATAAAGATACGAAACCGTGTCCAAAATGCGGAACTATGATACATAAAATAGACGGATGTGCTCAAATGTGGTGTACAAGTTGTAACACGGCATTCAATTGGAAAAGTGGTAAAATAGAAACGGGTCGAATACATAATCCTCATTTTTTCGAATTTCAAAAAAGATCACGTGAACATGCCGATATACCGTGTGGTGGTAGACCATCGTTTAGTGAATTACACGAACATAACGCACCGGATGACGTGTTGGATATAACAATAATACTTCATAAAATCGATAGAGATATAATAAATAGATATGGAAATATATACGATGAGGACAATAATCATCTACGTATATCGTACATGTTAAAAAGTATAAGTGAACAGGATTTCAAAATTGAATTACAAAAACGTGATAAACTCAAGGATAAAATACAAGATATACGAGACATATTAGAAATGTTTACAAACTCTGTCGGTGATTTTTTACGACAATGGATATTAGATAAAAACGTAAACATTATAGAAAATATAGATGAACTAATTCGATACTCGAATAACGTTATACAAGATATACGAAAAAGGTATAATTCTTCTACACCTGGTTTTATATACTTACCTGGAACCTTAGTGAGATTAGATATATAAATAAATTAATAAAAATGGATAAAACTAAACTTCAAAATATACTCGAATTGGTCGATAAAAACAACACCGCGTTTCCGGAAAATGATTATTTAAACATTTGTCGTTCGTTAATGGATGTATATAACGAGGAGATCATGCCCGAAAACCATATCGCAATACCATTAGAACACCCGAAAATTAATGAACCTCGTGTTCCCGGTGAAGAAGATTTTTACGCAGCTATGAGTTTTTTACGAAAAACGGGTAAATATGATTGTTTAGACCTCGCAGAAAAATTAAAACTGGAAAAAAAGGAAGTATCCCGTTACCCATTAAAGCGTATAACAAATCGCGTCGAAAGAGATATCCGAAAACAACTGTGTTATAAACACGATATCCCTTACGATGAAAATAGTATACCGACGATCCAAAAAATTAACTTATTATTAGGGAGTTCTTATGATTTAAGAGATGAATGTAAAAAATACATAAAAATGTGGAACGACACGGTTCGAGAATATAAGGAACATTTATGTATGGTTGAACGTTCATTCAAACTTAAAATATCACAATTTAAGGAATTTCATGAAACTTTGGGTGAATGTTTAAACAATATAACATACACCTAAGTGATACCTACATGATATTTAAATTAAAAATTTTAAAAAATGATGAAATCTATTTGGAAAATGTGCGAAAACGGCGAACTCGACGAATTAAAAAAACGTCGTAACGAAATCGATCAAATAATCGAAGACATCCCGAACGACGGTGATGATATGAGAGAAGATGAAGACGATATAAGTTTTGCGGTAGCATTCTGTAAAGATCACGATACGGGTTTAGAATCATTTAAGTATTTATACGAAGAGTGTGGTTACCCTAAACATTGTGTACATTACGCTATGGTCGGGGCAGCCGCATCAAGAAATGCGAAACTTATCAATTACATATATAACGACATCGACGAACATGAAAAAGAAGGTTTTCTAGGTGATCTAGAAGATCAACTTGCAATGACGGACCATCCTAACCCAAATGTATTCATGGAATACGCTTTATTAGAGTTAAATGAAGTTTAAATATTTAAAGTTTTAATACATAATAAAAATAAGTAAAATGAAACCACAACCTTTTGTAAACAAATATATTCGTTCGACTATACCTAATAATATTAGCGCACAACACTTAGCTGTTACAATTACTTACAGGGGTAAGAAAAAGGAAACACCTATAGTAAGTATGGACATATACGCTTCACCAATTCTTTCGTATAATTATAATCTCGAATATGAATCTTCGAGTGAATTATTACCACAAAGTAACGATGGGTATATTCACCCAATATCCCTTTTTAATTTAAGTGGTGATACTGGTTTTTGGGGTAATGATGGATTACATAATGCTGTAGTCAATAAAGAATACGTATTCTACGATGATAAAGTTTGGTCGTACAACACATATTACGAGACTATTGCTGATTTTATAGAAGATTTGCGTGATCGTTATAAATGGAATGGGGTCATTGATAGCGATTGTGGTTTTTTTAGTCCATCCTTAGATGGATATATAAAAATAAAAACCGAAACCGAAAAGGCGGCAGAATCCATCATGGAAATTATAGACAAAAATTCAAATACCATACCCGAAGGTGATTATTTGAAAATGTGTGATGTTTTAAGTAAAATCAGAAAATTGTAATTTTTTAGAAAAACCCAGTTTGAAATTTCTCGAAAAATGGGTCTTAAAGTGACCGTAAGGGGGTACATAAGATATTTAGCGCTAAAAAATTAGATATAGTTTAGATATATTTTATCAATAAACGGCTATTTTTATTTTATGTACCCCTTTAAGGTCACTTTTCAGCATGTTTTTTTATATAATTTCTCTCATGTATGAACTCTCTTTTAACAAAAAAGTATCTCCCATGACAAAACCAACTTGAAATTTTTTTAAAATGGGCCTTAAAGTGACCGTAAGGGGGTACATAAAATATATTAAAGATTTATGACATGTAATAAAAATGGATACTATTTTTCCACCAGTTGTTCTTTATATAATAGAGAGTAAATTGGAAAAAAAATTTTATATTTCGTACGTACATCTAAACTATTCTATCGATGAAAATAAAAAAATTATTATAAATTCTAGTAAAAATGTAAACACGAATAAGTATACAGAAATGAAACACGTGTTTCACCGTAACGGAACAAAATGGGGTATAAATAAATTTTATAGAAAATTGTATAATAAATCGAAACACGATAACGATCTAAAAAAATTTATAAACTCTAACGTATTATATAATATTTCGATTACGGGATTTTTGTTTAACTGTAAACCATACCCTTCGAAACCTATAAAAGGGTTTGGTTTAAACGATATTACTATAGATGAAATACATGAAATTATTTATAAGATCAAAGACATGTATAAACAAGGGTACATGGGTTATACCATCAAAGAAGTTGAACGCGACGTGATACTATACGAACGTGCCTTTAAAGAAAAGTTTTACGATTCGGTGTGGGAATACATAACAAGGAAAGAACCTTACGCGTGTATTAATAAACGTAATTTAGGTAAGACACAAAAACAAAAAAATAAATATCGATACGATAAGAAAAAAGAGAATCAAAAATTTGTATACAATAAGAACCGTAAACAATGTCTTAGAAATATTAAAAAATATAATAAACGACCGTCTCAGCAAATTATAGATAAGTATGAACTTACAGAAAGTGAAATACAAGAACAATTAGTAAATTAAAAGAATACATTGTATTATAGAACATATAATGTATTGTTGTAATAAACGTAAACTCTCTGTAACTGATGAATCCATACCCGTTTTTAGTCTCGATAAGTACGAAGGGTACGCCAAAGTAACGGACGTCTACGACGGTGATACGTTTAAAGCGTGTATAGTACTCCACAATCGCGTTTTGAAATTTACTTTCCGAACTGTCGGATACGACGCACCCGAAATGAAACCACCTAGAGATACACCTAACCGAGATAAACACATTGCCATGGCAAAACGTGCGAAGTATACGTTCGCAAGTTTTTTAGGGTACGATGATAGATCTAAACGCGTTCCATGGAACCCGTTCAAGTGTAATTTTAAGGTAAACGGATGGGTATGGATTTCGTGTAAGAGAAACGATAAGTACGGACGAACGCTCGTTTTCGTCTACAAAAATAGAAGGGATATGGTTTCGATCAACAAAAAAATGATAGATACAGGGTTCGTGAACGTGTACGATGGTGGAACTAAACAGGAATTTGATTTATAGTATTCATTATATTAAAATATCATCATTTAGAATCGGTTTTGATACATGTTGAGTATATACTTTCTCAATACGTACCATCTCAATATAAGGCGAAACCCAAAAAGGTTTATAACGTTTAGGGTTATTACACCTTTTACATAAAGGTACAATATAATTACATTTATCGTTTTCACATATTACATGTGCGGCAACTTCAAACCATCGATCACATTCGTACCGCGAACATTTTTGTTTCTTTGACAATTTCTTTTTAAGTTGTATTTTCTTATCACCAATTATATATAACGGGTGTTTATGATTACCAGTTCCGGGTGTATTTCTTATAACCGTGTAACCACCTTTATCCGGTGTATATACATAGCGACCTAATTTAGCCGCTTGTTTGTATTTGGATTTACGTATTTGATTTCGAGTTTTTACCATTTTTCTAAATTATTTAAAGAAAAGAAACATGACTTAGGTATATAACAATGACAGAAACGTACAACCAAAACCCGTGTGAATTCAGATACAAAATCGACTCGTGTTCGAAAGTCGTTGATGGTGATACCGTCGACGTTCTTATCGATTTGGGGTTCGACGTACTCATTCGCCAACGCGTGAGATTGCTCG